ATATTTGAGGATGATGCAATTTTATTAAAAAATTTAGAAGAAGAAATTAGATTACCTAAAATGAATAATTATATGTTATATCAAATTAACTATTCTAAAATTATTAATTATATAAATAATTATATAACTAAAATTAATATAATTAATTCTAATATGTTAATCAAACAAAATATAAAAAATGATAAGATAAAAGATGAAAAGATAAAAGATGAAAAGATAAAAGATGATAACATAAAAGATAATAAAATAGAAGATGATAAAATAGAAGATGATAAAATAGAAGATGATATAATAAATTTCAATATACCAATTTTATGGATTCCATGTATAAAATTAAGGAAGTATGTAAGAGCTCAAAAAATAAGTAAACCTACAATAAAAAATCATTATAGAACATGTAAAAATTGTGAAATAAACAACAATAACCGGTTAGAGATAGATTTTGATAACAAGATATTATTTAATAATTGCATGGACAAGGATGAATTTGATAGTATAATAAATAGTTATTTATTGGCGCAAGAATATTCAAATAAGAAGAGTATAATAAATAAATACGAATATCAAAATGACAAGATAAATATAATATGTATAAAAGAAGATTATATTCATAATAAAGGAATTGAAAATAATAGTAAAAGTAAGTTTGATAAATTATTATTAAATTACAATGAATGTTTATTTATAATATTTTAATTCTAAAATTAGAATATATATGTGTGGTATATTTGGTACTATAAGAAATTCAAATAATAATATAAATATATTAAAATTAATTTTACGTGGATTAAATTTATTAAAAAATCGCGGTTATGATTCATGTGGCGTTTATTTAAATAATACGAATAATTTAGAAGTTAATGATAAAAATATTATAAAATTTGGAGTAGATGGTGAAATTATAAAAAACAATGAATATAATATAAATGATATTTTTCAATTACTAGATAAAAATATAAACAAAATAGATAATCAAGAGCAATATAATATAGGAATAGGTCATACAAGATGGGCAACACATGGTGGTAAAACAGATTACAATTCACATCCACATGTTTCTAATAATAATAAAATTAGTCTAGTTCATAATGGTATAATATCAAATTATCAAGAATTGAAAGAAAAATATTTGAAAAATTATATTTTTAAATCAAATACTGATACTGAAGTAATAGCTAATATGATACAATATTTAATAAATGAAAATCCAACATTTGAAATAGAGCTAATACTAAAAGAATTATCCGATATACTAGAAGGTACATGGGCATGTATAATACATATTTCAAATGAAAAAGACAAATTATATTTTATAAAAAACGAGAGTCCATTATTAATAGGTAGGAACAATTCATTATCAATATTAACTTCAGAACCAAGTGGTTTTTTAAATCAAGTAGATAAATATATATTATTAAGAGACAAAACATATGGTTATTTAAATACAAATGGTGAAATTAAAATAAACGGTGATTATAAAGAATTAGATTTAATTAAATCGGATGATAATGAGTTAGAATTATCATCAGATTATAAGCATTGGATGTTAAAAGAAATTTATGATCAAATAAATTTATCAGTATTAACTGATCCTATTACAAAACTATCTCGTTATAATTTTGAAAATATTAATTTAAATTTGAATTTTATTAAAAAAGAACAAAAATATTTATATATAATTGGTTGTGGTAGTTCATATTATGCTGGATTAATAGCATCAAATTATTTCAGATACACAAAAGCATTTGAATTTGTGAATGTATTTGACGGAGGAGAATTTACGAAAGCTCATTTAGAGTCAGTAAAAAATCCGGAAAAAAATTTATTAATAATATTGATATCACAATCTGGAGAAACAAGAGATTTAAATATTGCAACTACAATTTGTAGAGAATATTCATCAAATAGAAAAAATAAATTACAAATTAATAAATTAATTAACAGTACAGATATATTAGATTATTCTTATAGTGATGAACAAGAAAATAATGATAATAATAATGATGAAATAAAAATATTAGGTATAATAAATGTAGTAGGATCATTAATATCCAGAAGAACCATAGATAATTTATATACAAATTGTGGTAGAGAGAATGCAGTAGCATCTACTAAATCATGTACATCACAAATAATTAGTTGTTTATTACTAGCGATATACAAGAGTGAAATAAATGGTAAACTAAGACTAGAATTAAAGAGTAAATTTATGATTGATTTAAATAAATTACAATCAGATATAATTGAAACAATAGAATTAAATGAAAGAATAAGAAAAATTGCCAAAAAAATAATTAGTAAAAACAAATTTAATATGTTTTTACTAGGTAAAGATGAATTATTTGGTTCTGCATTAGAAGGTGCATTAAAAATTAAAGAAATTGCATATATACATGCAGAAGGTTTTAATGTAACTGCTTTAAAACATGGTCCATATGCTTTAATAGAACAAGATACCCCTATTATTATTATTTATAAAAACAGAGATCATTTTATTAAAAGTATAGTCGAAGAAATTAAAACTAGAGGTGCATTTGTTATAGAAATAAGTAGTGAATGTATATCTGAAGATTCAATAAAATTACCAGTTAATAGAACTTTTACTGGTTTATTATCTGTAATAGTATTACAATTATTATCATATCATTTATGTTTATTAAAAGGTAATGATCCAGATAGACCCAGAAATTTAGCAAAGGTTGTAACAGTCGATTAACTATTTTAAATTATAAATATATTAATATGTAAATATATTAATATATATGGATAATTTCTATGAAAAAAAATATTTAAAATATAAGATTAAATTTTTAAAATTAAAACAAATAGGTGGTTTTATTATAAGCTGGCCAGAAGATACAATTAATATAAAAAATTTAATAGATCAAGGTATAATTAATTATAAAATAATTTCTATAGGTCGTAATTTAAGTTCAAGTTCTGAGTTAAACAAACAAACATCTGAAAAATTACCTGGATTAATGGGAAAAATTATACATATTGATGAAAATAAATTAATTATGAGCGAGCTAAAAGATAATAATGATATAATAAAAGTAGACAGAATTAAATATAATAAACAAAATACTTTTCAAGTAAAATTAGAACCATATATTAAGAATGGTGACAAATTAGAACCATACATTAATATTGGAAAAGATATGAAATCATATATTAATAGTGTAGAAAATTATTGTAATAACTTTATTAAATATCATACACAAGATGGTAAAATGTCAAAAAAAGATTATGATGAATTAATTGGAAGATCTACAGATCTTAGAATGTCTTTACAAGAAATAAAAGATTGTATTAACAAAAAAAATATAAGCATTATCTCTACAAATGGTACACCGATACCAAAAAGAGAATTAGGAATAGGTGTACCTAAACCAACTTCACCAGTAGCTGCACCAGTAGCTGCACCAATAGTTATACCTAAACAAACTTCACCAGTAGCAGATGTACCTAAACCAACTTCTTCAGTAGCAGATGTACCTAAACCAACTTCTTCAGTAGCAGATGTATCTAAACCAACTTCACCAGTACCTACACTAGATACACTAAATATAACTGCACTTAATCCAACTTCACATAACCTAGAGTATGTATCAACTGTAGCTAAACCGGATTATACTTTAGAAATAAAAACACTAGAAGAGAGATTAAAAAAACTAGAGAATAAATTCAATAATCATTACCACGATATACCAACAACAGGTGTTCGCGAATTTGATGTACAACATCCCTTTTATAAAAATCCATAAGTATTGATTATTTTATTTTATATTAATATAATATATATTATAATATGTATAAATATATATTATTAATTTTAATAATAATAATAATACTAATGATTTATAATGAAAATTATAAATATTATATGTTAAAAAATATAAAACCAACTAAAAAAGAAATTTTTACAGAAGATTTTGAAAAAATACCATTAAATATATATCAAACATGGAAGACAAAAGATTTACCTCCAAAAATGAGAGAATGTGTAAATTTACTTAAACAAAATAATTCAGAATTTACTTATTATTTATATGATGATAATGATTGTAGAAATTTTATAGAAACATATTTCACTTATGATGTTCTTGATGCATATGATAGTCTTATTCCTGGAGCATATAAAGCGGACTTATGGCGTTACTGTGTATTATATATTAATGGTGGAATTTATCTAGATATTAAATTTTATACCGTTTATCCATTTAAATTGATTGACTTGGTTGATAAAGAATATTTTGTGAAAGATTATAAAAAGAGTGGGTATGGTATATATAATGCATTTATGGTATGTAAAAAAGGTAATAATAAATTAAGTGAATGTATAAATCATATTGTATATAATGTTAAAAATAGATATTATACTTCTTCTACATTAGGTATAACTGGTCCATTATTATTAAGATACTTTTTTACAAAATTAGAATTTGATAATCTAGAATTATATTTAGATGATAAAAAAAACAATTGTTATAAAAATAATAATTGTTGTCCATATAACTATTGTATTTATTATAAAGGTAATCCAATATTAAGTATTTATAATGAATATAGAAATATAACAGAAATAGGGACAAACAATCAACTACCATATGAAAAATTATGGAATGATAGAAAAATATATTTAATTAAAAATAAAAACTCATCTGTAAACCATTAACTTCAAACTTATTTTTTATATAAACATGTGAAAGTGTTTCTTTACAATCTAAAATAATTTTATAACAATTATTATTTTTAGCAAATTCTTTTAGTTTATCTAAAATAACTTGAGAAATTCCTATTTTTCTATAATTGTTATGAACAACAATATCTTCGATATGTCCAACATTCATACCACCGCGTATAAATTTATGTTCAATTAGAAGAGTACCACTAGCAATAATATCAAATTCAGGTGAATTAATATCATTAATACATGCAATCCAAATTAAGCTATTTTGGTTAATTTTTTGTAATAATTGATGAAACTGGTCATCATCTAATTCTGGTGCAGAAGTTAACATCGATAATAAATTAATATATTTAAACTTAATAATTGTTAAGTTATCAATATTATCATTAACAAGATTAAATAAACTAGTATAATAAATATTATTCATAATAAAAATATATATATATAAATTTTTATTAAATTTTATTAAATTTATTAAATTTTATTAAATTTGTTAAATTTGTTAAATTTTAATTATTTTTATTTTTTATTTTTTTGTTGAAATAATTGATAGAGTTCATTTATACAACTTTCGACATCATTATTTTTAAATGATATTGATTGAACTTCAGCAGGAGATAAAACGAAATCGGTAATATTATCAATCAATGGATATTTTGACAATAAATCATTATCTACATCAAATCTATATTTAATCATTTCTCTAATGATATTATTAGTAGCATTTTTAAAAGTATATTGATAATCAATACGTCCGGGTCTTAATAAAGCTTTATCAAATTTATTTTTATAATTAGTAGAAATAATTAACATAACACCATCTAATTCAATAACACCATCCATAGTATTTAAAATAGTACTTAAATCTAATTGATCGTTTTGTTTTAAGAGATTTTCCATCATTTGTTTACCATTATTAATATTATTAATTATTTCTTTAATGGGTTTATCTAATTTGATATCTTCTGTATCTTTTTCTTGCTCTTTTTTAAAATCTCTAGATAGGAATACCGAATTATTAGTAGCATCAGCATCTTCAATAACAAATAATAATTGTTTACCAGAAACTTCATGTTTATTGAATGATGTATTTCTAATAATAGATTCAAATTCTTCACAAGTTTTAATTCTATTCATATTAAGAATAACAATATGACGGTTAGTTTGTCTAGCAATAGCTTTAATAGTTGTAGTTTTACCAGTTCCAGGTTCACCATCAAACAACATACAACTTTTATAAGCACAACCAGATTTAGCATAATCCATTTCAGCTGGATTAATATTATCCGGATAATATTTAAATTTATTAATATAATCGAGCATTTTATGTTTATCTTCAAAAAATAGATTTTTAGTAAAATCTTTATTATGATTCATAACATATTTTTTAAAATTTAATTCTACATGTGAATATTCATCTTTATAAGAATTTATATATTCAAAAATATATAATTTATCATCAATAATTTTTATTGAATTATTATAATCTAGAATACATTTATCTAACCATGATATTAAAATATCAATATTTGTAGATTTTTCAATTAAAGAAGATGTATTACATAATTTAATAAGTTCTAATTCATAATTTTTACATTTTTTGTTTGTTGTTGATTTATTATTTTTATCATTATTATCATCAGGATCAGAATTATCAATATAATTAGTAATAATTTTAGCATAAATATTATTAATTTTAGAAAGCTCTATCATATTTGTTTGTTCAGGAATAAGAAAAAAATCTTTATCAGAACAAATATGATTATCATTATCAATAATTTCGGTTAAGAACTGAATACCGGAAATATTTTTAATATTATGTTTTAAGTACCAATTAATTGCTTTAAAAGCGGGACTATAAATATTTTTTTCACTTATAGTATATTTCCAATGATCTTTGATTATTTTAATTTTGTGAACAGGAAATTTAATTGATACATAATTTTTTTTATTAATATAATTGGTATATAATTCATTGAATTCAGTTGTTATAAAATTAATAAAATTTATTAAGATGGGTAATAATAATAATAAAAAAGATATATAATAAACATTGTTAGTATCTTTTAAAGATGAAGTAATTAGCATATATAATATTGGTTGTAAATTAACATCATTCATACTCATTATATTTAGTTATTTAGTTATATAGTTATTATATTTACTTATTAAAACGTTATTAAATTAAGTTATTATAATAAAATATTTAATATAATATTTAAATCAATTTTTATAAATTAATTTCTTAATAAATGAACTAAAATGTTGGCAATTATGAAAATATAAATTCATAAATAAATTCCATTTTTTAATATCAATAATTATATTTTTAATGTCATTATCATCAATATTATTAAATGTATAATCTGTAAAATTTTGTGATTGAATATAACAATAATTTTTAATATTTTTATCATACCAAATATTAATTAATTCATCATCATTATAATTTTTATTTAAGTTTAAATTAAGTTTTCTAATTCTAATTTCACCTGGAACATTAAATGCAAATAATAATTTTGTTAATGTAATTGGATCACTTTGATTAATTGGTGAAAAATCAATTGCATAAACATTATTATAATTAATATTTGTTAGATTTGTAAAACTGTTTGATAATAATGCAACATGATGTAATTTTAGTTGTGGCAAAAAATTTAATATAGATGTATGTAAAATTTTAATTTGTAGTGAATTTACACTAATTAGTGTATTTATAAAAAATAAAATTATACTAAATATTAAAATAATTATTTTAACGAAAAACATATAATATAATATTATATTATATTATATTATGTTATATTATAGTAAAAATTAATGGAATAATTTAATATTCATTAGCATAATTAGCATTTACAGCTGCATTAATATTATTAACATTTGCTTGATCATTGCAACATTTAGTAATTTGATTTTCAGCTAATACGAATGATATATCTTCAGGAGTAGGATTGCAA